TAATTCTCCATCAACTAATTCTAAATTATTAAAATCAGACATATCATCATACATGCTTTTAGGTTTGAATTTATCTATCGCTGAACCTATCGCTGAACCTACAAAAGGAACACCTGTTAGTAAACTTAAAAGTCCTCCAAGAACTCTTCCACCTATTCCTGGTTTAGCATCACCAACATTTTCATCCTCACTATAATATTCAAATCCTGGTGTACCAGGAGTTCCTCTTGTTTTAATATTTTGTTTACTCATTAATCTATCTAATATACCCTGAGTCCCAACAACGTTCCTGTAACCGCTTGGATTAAATAAACTTTTACCTACAAATTTTTTTGAAGAACCTACATATCTTCTACCACCTGGTGTATTTACATATTCAGGCATTGCATTACGTCTTGTTCTATCACTTACTGCAACTGTTTGACCCGTAGTAACATTACCTCTCATAATGTCAGCAGCTCTTGCTTTATCATTTCTTCCTCCGCTTCCATCACCACTTTCAGAATCTGGTCCACCTGGACTTGCATCATAACCACCAAGATCACCTTGTAATGACATAATACCAGCAGGGCCTTTGTTTGGTTTTCCTTTTAATGACCCATAGATATTAGCATCTAATAATATTTTTTGTTCTCTTGGAGTAATATAAGCTAATTCAGCTACAACGTGATCTGGAGAAGACAACCATTTTTTAGGAACAGTAACTGTTTCTTGTTTACCTAAATAATTGGGACCACCACCTTGATTAGCAGGCTTTGCTTTTTTCTGTTGAGCTTTAGTTAATCTTTGATCGCTATATTTTGCCATTATCGTCTTCCATCAGGTTGTGTATCTAATCTAAACGTACCTAATTTCCAGCTTTGATTAACCGCTGTATTAGCTACTTTTAAAGATATAGCTCGTGCTCTTGCACGAGTATCTATCTTATCAGTAGAACTTGTAATTGTAAAGGGTCCAAGTGGTGAACTTGCTTGAGAATTGTTTGGATAGTTTCTAAGTTGTAGTGTTATTTGAGTGCTCCCTGTTTGAGATAAGAAGTCAGGTATAAATCTTCTAATCTTCATAATGTATTCACCGTCTCCTTGAAAGTCAGCAATACCAGTCATTTGACTACCAACAACTCTTTGAGTAATATCAAAGTCTCCTGATTCAATATTAGAAGTAATTGCATTAACACCATTTGCTAATGCTTCATCAGTTCCTTTTTCATGTTCAAAGTATATTGTACTTCCTTCAGTATTACCAACAACATCAAAACATGCATCATCACTTGCAGTAAAATTAGTTGCATGTGGTAAACCAAATACAGCAGAATCTTGCCATGTTCCACGAGCTAATGTTCCTGTTGTCCAAACAGGTCTGTTAGGACGTGAGTCAAGATAATTATAAGTGACACATCTATTAACAACAGTTGATCCTGATGTACAGTAGAACCAAGTAATCTCACCAAATAAATTATTTAATCCAGCATTGATTAATTGATTAGCAGTTGTATTTAAATCATCAAAAACAAAATCTTCTACTAAACAAATCATAGTCTCAAGGTTACCAGAGTATTTAAAGAAACCATTTTCTGACATCCAATAAGCAGCACCATCAACTTCTAATGCAGCGTTCTGTCCAATCAATCCACAGTTAGTCCCTACTTGTTGAAAACCAAAAGTAAAAGGTTGACCAATAAATCTCATAGTAAATAAAGATGTGTCTGTCCAAACATAGATTGCATCTCTACCTCTTACTGCACCTGTAATTTTTGATCCATCCGCAAGTCTTTGTGTACCTGCTGTATTAACTGCTGTTGGTTGATAGGTATTAATATCTTCTTGGTTTGAAAATCTAATAAACATTTCATCTTGTGTAGATGGAGTTCCAATAGTTGTTTCTGTTCCAAAGAATACTAAGTGTCTATCAGGTGTAGATACTAACATATCACGTGATGCTGTTGGAGCACCAGATATAATAGTTGCTCTAACTGTTACAGCATTTGTTGCATTTGAATCCCACTCAAATACTTGTGCATTATGAATTAGTGCAATTACTTTATCACCAAAGTTATCAATAGACCATAAACCAGGATCAACAACTAAGTCACCAGATGCAGCTTCACCCCATGCAATGTAATCTGAACTATTAAGTACAGTTGCACCATCTGAATGTGTTGCAGCTGTTGTATTTCTAACTCCTCTTGTAACACCTGTTAAAGTATTTGTTGATATACCTGTGTATGAAATTTCTTCTGAACCTATTTGTATAAAGTTTGTACCTGAGCTTGGAAACTGAGATGCATCAGTTAATACAATAGTCGTAGTTGAAGCATTAATACCACCATTTAAAGTTGTAGTTGCTTCACCTGTTACAGTTCCACCCCAAGAAGCTAATCCCCAACCAAAGCCAGGTAATTGTTCTGCAGGTCCTACTGGATAATAATGTTGAATTCTTATACCACCAGATGTTGTTGCACCTGATCCAGTCTCTGCTGATGGCATTGTAATAGTTAAAGTTGTTCCTGTTGGAACAGATGTAACCATAAATTTTTTATCATCAAAATCTGATGCTGAATAGTTAGAGTTTGTGATAGCTGTAAAATTATCTAAAAGAATAATATCATTTTCTTGAATGTTATGATCCGTGCTGAATGTTAAAGTAACAGTTGCTGAACCATTCGTTGTACTAAATGCATTTGATAATGTTGTTGTAGTTTTAATTGGATGAATGTCATAAAATACACCACCTGTATAAGCGTATAAAATTCTGTTTGTACCTATGATTGCAAACTTGTTACCTGACTTATTAACTAAATGATGTAAAGCTCTTGCAGCTCCTGTTAATTTAGATTCACCTAATTGTGACCAACCACCTATCTTCTCAGGTGTACCATATCTAAAACGTACATTATCACCATCTACCCATTGTCCTTCGGCCGTGGTTTCTGTAATCTGTTTATTGAATCCTGGTTGAAAACCTATTTTTTGTAGCATAATACTACCTTATACCTTTAAAAAAAAGAACTTACAATAAGAACTAGGCTAATGTAGGCCACTCACCTAAAGGTCTAGAAGAAACATCATCTGCACCTGTAGTGTAAGTAAATAAAGCTTCTAAAGCTTCAACAGTTGCTGCACCATCAATTGCAGTTTCCATTTCGTTAGATTTTGTTCTAACTGCTATTCTATAAGTTGAAACATTTGCTGGAATTGCAGTTGCTGACTCAGCGTGTCTTACAACATACCAATCTGTAGATTGTAATTGACCTGATGCTTCTGCTTTAATTTGATTTTTTTCATTAGATTTTAAACCAGAAATAACTACAACGGGATCAAGTTCGACACCATTTTCATCTGTTGCATTAACATCATCAAGTGCTTTACCAACTGCTGCAGTATAACTTGCAGTAACTGTGTCATTTGCAAAAGTAAAACTTTCTGCTCCATTAATATAAAATCTGTTGTCTTTTAAATTTGTGTTATTGTATACCACTTCATAGATTCCGTTAGCCGCAAGTTGATCTGCACTCCAAGATGGTGCTGATTTATTAAAAGAAGCTAGGCTTGAATTAACTTTTACTACTGTGTTATCTTCTACTTTTGCATACATAATATTCTCCTTATAAGTTATTTATATATATTTGTCTACAGATTAAATTCATTGATTATCGGGCTGTTGCAGGGTTAAAATTACTACCCACAAATGGACTATCGGCAAAGGCCATGTAGATGTATGATTTTCCACTTGCATTAACTCTGTCATTAGTACCTCTCCATTTAAAACCATTAGATAATGTATCTATTGCTTGAAATGATGCAGTTACTTCAGCAGCATCTGAGTTAGGTAATAATGCGTTTTGTATAACATTATATCCAGGTCTTTTGTCATCGTTTATATTCCAATCTTCTCCAGCATGTGATGTACATTTACTCATAACAAACGCTGGTTTAAATCCTGTATAAATAAATGTTCCATCTGTACTTCCATTTCCTGTGTAGGACCCCATTTTAGAAAAACCTTGTACCTCGGCAAATGCGTACATAATATAAGAACTTGAACTTCTATTAACTACATTATCTGTTCCGATAGTACATAGAGTAGATGTTGGTTCTGTATTTTGAAAGAAATTAGAATTTGCTGCACTTGCATCAGTATCATTTAAATATAAATAATGAGTAGCACCTAAACTTTGATGATAAACAAACCAACTATTTGCATTACTTAATTCTTTTATAATTACAAAATCTGGTTTTACCCCAAGTCCATGACCAACTGTAGCTACATTTCCTGTTCCTGTGTATGAAGATATTGAAAATCCTGCAGTAGTGTTAACTGATGTGTAAGCAGTGTTTATAGAACCATCTGTATTTGATGAACCTTGACCAGTTCCTGCTTTCCAGTTCCATGCTACCATGCTACCTCTATTTACTCCTGCATCACTACCAACAGTAAATCCATCACTATTAAAAGAAGAAACATAATTTGAAGATGTCACTTCTGCTTGTGTATCGTTAGCAAGAATATATTTTGTTGCACCTCTAACAGCATCAACAAGAATATGATGATTACTAGCATCTCTTTCTTTTATCCAAGTCCAATCAGGTTGAAAACCTACACCTGTTATTGAATGACCTGATGAACTATTACCTGCGTAAAGTTTAGTATTAAAATAATCAGTTGGTTTATCTATTGTTGAATAACTCATAATTCTATCCTATCAAATTTAAATTTCTTGTACATACACTATAATAACCCGATGGCACTGGATATTCAAAATTACCCATTCCACTAGAATCTACGTTTCCTGATGAGATTGCTAAAGTTGGAGAACCAAAGTTCATAGATAATGTGCTAAATGTACTACCACCATTACAAGCTATGTAAGGTACATAAGTTATAGATGTATCTAATCCTGTTATTACTGCATTTCCACTATTAAAATAAGTTCCATTTTCATGAATTTTTAAAGTACCGTTATCTAAATCAATAGCGTATCCAACTATACTATCAACTGTAACTGTATAATCATCGCCTGTATCAGCACCATTTTTATATAAATTTCCTGTTAAATCCCAAATAGTATTTTTAAAACTTGTATTACCTTGAGCATTAGAACCAACATCAAGCGGTTGTTCAACAGCTACTATTCCTAAATATGCTCTTTGAAAACTACTATTATTTTTTTCCCATTTAGCTTCCCAATACCATTTACCAGAACTTATACCTATTGTCCCTGTTGTTGCTCTGTCTGTACTAGATGTATTTCCTGGAGCAACAAGATTTCCATCTTTTAATAAAGAACCAAAACTACTGTTTATAAAATTTCCTGTAGCAAAATTATTTGTACAGGTATCTATTGACTGGTCAAGTGACGTAAGGTTATTAGCTGTAAAGTTATTAGAACCAGCAGCATCATTTCCTAAAGCTGAACTATCTTTAAAATCTAAGTAAAATCCATTTGTACCAAAAGTTAAACCAGATACATCTTTAGGGATCCAAATTCCTGTTTGAGAATTAAATTCCCCAAATGATGTTGGTGCTAGTTGTGAGCCATCAACAAAGACTATTTCTGACATATAACCATCAAAATAATTATCACTACCAGCTTGATTTCTACCTATAACGTTAGTTACAGTATCTAAATTTATTTGGAAATCTGTATTTTGTGAAGGATAGGTTGAGGCACTAAAAGAAGTTTCTTGAGTTCCATTAACATATAATTTTACTCTATTAGAATCTGTCCCTTGTGTAGTATCAACTGCTACTACTATATGATACCAAGCGGAAAAATCTCTAAACAATTTATTTGTAACTAAATTCATATCATTAGAATTAGCATTTTGTGAATAAACATTTAAAGCATCTGTATTTCTAAAGAAAATATCAAAAAAATTAGCACTATTTACAAAAGGATTAAATAATCTTGGATAACCAGAATCACTTAAACTACTTCTTTTAATCCAGGCTGAATAAGTAAATGTTCTTCTATTAGAAGTAGAAGATACTGATTCTGTTAAATAATCTGAACTTCCATCATCAAACCTACATGAGTTGGCTACTTGATGATCACTTAAAGCTACTGGCCATGTTCCTTGTCTCTTGTAATCTGTTACATCCGATAACTTCCATACTCCAGAAGCTGCTCCGAAAGCTCCTGTAGGTACATTATCGGGTCCAATGATTCCGCCGTTTTGTTTTGACATAATTTTTTATACCTTATTTTCCATAATTTATCTAGCCGTAACAGGGGTTCCCGCACTTGATG